CAGTTGAAGACCCAATAATTGATTTGAACTTTACAGGTTCAACCGCATTGTCATCACAAGATGCAGGTTTGAGAGTTGGTAGAGTTGGTAGTACAAATGCACAATTACTATTCGACCATAGTGAGACAAGATGGTCTATAGATAATGCAGCAGGTAGTCTAATACACATTGTAGGTGCATCTACTACAGATACGTTAACAAACAAAACAATTACAGGCTTAGCATCATCCACAATGGCAAGTGCAGCAAATCTTACTTTTGCAGGTGGTGGTGAGGTACAAGGATTACCTCAGTCAGCAAGTCTTTCTACATCAGCTACATCAAAATATTACGTAGATACAAAAGATACTTATCTAAGAAAAAGTTTTGTCAAAAAAGCAGCATCGCTTACAAACAACACGGCTAGTTTTACAGCCGTCACCGCATCAGCACCATATGGTATGTTGAGCACAAATGAAAACGATTTTATGTTTTTTATCAACGGACAATATATGGAACACGATGCACTCACAGTAAAACAAAATGGTTCTAATTTTTTACTAATTGTGGATGCTTCATCTATAGGTTATAATTTAGAGAGTGATGATGAAGTATTAGCATTTGGTAAATTTGACGCATAAATTTACGCAGTTCCACTTTGCTTTTACCATTGTTTGATATTTATTAGTATGAGAAAAAGAAGTTGGCCTAATCGAAAAAACCGTCCTTGTCCCGATTGTGGGAGAATGTTGACGTACACACGAAAAGATAGTTTCGATAGGGCAATGGGAAATAATTCAGTATGTAAGTCTTGTGCACAAATGGATAGAAAACTTACATTAGAAACTATTGAAAAAATGAAACAACCAAAATCTTACCAACATAAGAAGAAAATATCTAAATCAATAACTTCATGGTGGGAAGAAAGAAAGCAAGAAGATTATGGCTTTAATAGACAGCAAGCAACTCGATCCTAAGTTTTCAGGTTCCTTTGGTGTATTCACAGGCTCATTTTTTGTGAGTGGTAGTGATTCACCATCAGATGGAACCTATGTTCTGAGTACGAGTGGTAGTATAAACGTTTCAGGCACAGGTCGTGTTTTTGAACAAGGTACGAGTGTTGTTGATACTGCTACCGCATTAGCCATAGTGTTTGGAGGATAATAATGGCTCAAACCTTTAAAAGTGCAGCAACAGGTTCAAATACAGCAATCACACCAATGTATACTTGTCCTGCATCGACAACCGCTGTGGTACACGCTATGTATGTTAGTAATGTAGATGGTACAAATGACGCAACGATAGATATTTCTATAAGTGGTAGTGCAAACTTTGACACTCGTAGATATCTACTAAAAACAGTTGAAGTACCTGCTGACTCTACAGTCGTGATTGAAAAACCAATCAATTTAGGTGCAGGGGATAAATTGGAGACTAAAGCAAATGCAGCTGATGATTTAGATGTATTTGCAAGTATATTGGAGATTACATAGTGAAATATCTTGGTAAAGAGATACGTAAAAATCCTTTAACCATAACGGGTTCAGATAACTCTACATTCCTAAAAGTGGATGTAGCCAATACGAGTTCGACCGCAATATACACGTCCAATGTGCAAAATGGATATCCAACATCCAATCGTTGGGGTTCAAATCTTGAGGGTAGTTTTTTCAATAACTTTGATAATACTACTCATGTTTCTGAGATATTAAGATTTATGTCAGGTGTTATGAGTCATTCTCTTGATGTAGCTGACGCATCACCAAATACAAAGACATTTGCGAGTGTGGATACAAATGAAAATAATTTGGGTAGTACAGATAGCGTAGATGGTTACCTACCACAAAGTTATGATAGTTCAAATGCGACTATGAAATATTTAGTTACTAAACAATGGGTTTCGGAGGGAGAACAGATATTTCAAGGTATAACACAATACCACGATAATGGTGGAACTTACTTTATCGATTTTGATTCTAATAGTGGTGGTTCGACAACTGTAAGTTCATCAGCAGATACAGAACTATTTGGTTTAGGTGGATTGACAAGTGGTGGTGCAACCGCATTCAAAGTAAGAGCAGTAGCAACACAATCCTTTGGCGATACAGGTAGTTTATCAACACCAACAGCAGCATCCAATACATTTACCACACAATCAAGTTTAGATTTGACTGTAAGTTCTTTTGGAACATCTAACGGATTAACATTAGCAAAAATAAACACATCACAACCTGCTGTGATACCTGCAGCATTTCAAGATGGTAAATTTGCTAACGTTGGCGGAACAAGTCAAATGGAAGATACTTTATCAAGAAGATATCATGCGACTAAAAACGATTTTACAAGTGTATCGTCAAGTGGTTACTATAGATTTCATGATTTAAAAGTTGGTATAGCATCAGGCTCAGGTAATTATCAATTTGTAAATGGCACTACAATAAATAGATTTTGGGCACCAATCGACCAAATAAGTTCAGATATAGGAACTAATAGTTTATCCATAGCACAAGTAACACAAAGTTACTTGACAGCTGCAAGTAGAAGTTTGAGTGGCGCACCATACTTGACAGGCGCTACATATCACGTAAGTGCTTCGGTTCGTGGATTGTTTAGTCCAATGTACGCATCATCAACAACATTAGTGGATGATACCATAGGTTCAGTCGGTGTTGGTTCAGTAACAGCAACCTCAGGTATAGATGCTGTTTCTACAAATGGTGGAACTATACAAACAGCAAATGCAGTATACGCTTCAGATAGTGGTTCGGTTAGAGCGACAAGTGCAGTTCCAACAAGAACCGACGTTGTAAGATTCAACGCTACGTATACCTTGAGTGGAACTACAGGTGATAACATACAACAATCATCAACATTTACCGACTCTACATTTACAGTTGGTGTCAGAGCAAGAAACAGAGCATCAAGTCGTTCCACCTTACAAACTGAAACAATTTTTTATCATAGTGCAAGTTTATTTGGACAACCTGCTTCAAGTGGTTCTTTGGGAGTTTATCAGAGGTCTCAAGGATATGATGGTGGAGCATTGACAGGAACTTCAGAGACATTTAGTGGGGAAGATTTTAGAATACAATTAAATAATAATGTTTTAGGTTTCAATGGAGATGCCTTTACCACAACATATAATGTAACAAGAGGTGCATCAGCACTTATAGGTCAACAAGATTTACAAGTCAAGCCAGGATTTTTAGTCAATCCAGGTGGTAGTTATAGATATTGGTATCCATCTAATTATGGTAGTGGTTCATACAAGTATTATATTAGAAGATTCCAAACAAGTGGAACTAAGACAGCTATGACTGTAAACTTGAATAACACAACGTTAGTAAATTGGAAAGCAACTACAGACAATAGTATCGCATGTGGATTGATATTCAAAAGTGCAGCTAGTGGTAGTGGAACTAACGATGAACAATCAAGAGCAAGGGTTTACGATCCTTCTGAATTGACGGCAAACTTGATTTCAAGTAGTGTAGCACACCAAACAGATTTTCACCTAAATCCATTTAGTGACGCTTTAGATTTATATGGTAATACAGGTGGTAGTTTAAATAGTGGAACTTACACAGTTCCAATAAGAAACGCAGATGGAATGTATTTAGATGCGAGTGATAACGAATTATATGTGGTAGTTAGATATAAGGGTGACCCTACACCTATTGATGATATCACATTAACTTTTAGTTAGGAAAAAAATGGCACTTATAAATTCAGGTTCAAAATCGAATAGACTTTTAGCGAGTCGCCGATTTACGAGCACAGCCTTAAATACCTCTCAAGAGGCATTTACTTCTGTATTAGATATACAAGCTAGTGAAGTTTATACACAAGCTAATCTGATACCGAATACGGGTTTGCCATTTAGTGGTAGTTCACAACACTTATCTACTTTCCAAAGTGGTTCTTCAGACATACTGAAATATTATTTTAGACAAAGACTTACTAAATCAAACGTCGATACTGATGTTTGGTTTTTTATACAACCAAGTGGTTCAAATAGTGGTGTGACACCTCAGTTATTACAAAGTAATCAACAAACTAACTTTATATCACCAAAATATGGTGCAGTAGCTCTTGCAAACTCAACGGCTGAGGATGCAACGCCAGGTTATGGTGTAAAAGTATTCAAGTCAACTACAGCAAATACTTCATCTTTAGATAGTGATGATATTGTATCGGCTAATGATTACGAATTTGATTATAAAACAGGTGTTCTACAATTCAATGTAAATAAACCATCTGCAAGTGAGATAGTTTATGTGACTGCATATCAATATGTTGGTAATACATTAGCAGATGGTGTAGATACGGCAGGAACAGGTTCTTTTGATGCATTAGATGTTGATGGTAATATTCTTCCTGCTTCTGATGACTCATATGATATTGGAATGACAGGAAAAGAGTGGAAAAATCTTTTTATTGATGGAACTGCTAACATAGATACTCTATCACTAACTGACGGATTTACTTATGGTGGTGTAACATTCAATGAGAATAGTAATGCACTAACTGTTACGGGTTCTACTTATACTTTCAAATCAACCGCAGGTTCAGATTTATTTACAATAAAAAATAATTCTGATGAATTAGTATTTCAAGTGGATGACAGAGTAGTAGTTTTAGGTTCATTGGATTCGACACCGACAGCTGTGGCGGGAGGTATATTCTACAGTGGTTCAGACGCTTGGTATTTAGGTTTTGAGGGTAGTGGATTACCATAAAAATTTTAGTAAATGATATTTATAAAAGACAACAAACATTGTCAATTTAGGAGATAACAATGGCTCAATGGCGTAAAGTAATAGTTTCGGGAAGTAATTCGGAACTAAATCAGATAACCTCAAGTGGTGGTATAGATATACTCAATACCTCTATTACAGGTTCGTCAACCTCTACGGGTTCATTTGGATATTTGAACGTTAGTGGTGATGGTGTATTTGGTGGAAACCTAACATTTGGAGATGCTAACACGGATTCAGTTAGTTTCGGTGCAGATATTGATTCTAACCTTATACCAAATACAGACGATACATATGATTTAGGTTCAGCAACCCAAGCTTGGCAAGATTTATTTTTAGAGGGTGATATCACCCTTACTGATGCAGGTACTATACAAGCATCAGCTGGTAACCTAACAATAGATTCTGTAGCTGGTAATTTAGTATTAGATGGACACACGGGTGTTGACATTGATGCAACAAATAGTGGTAAAGTATCTATCGATGGTGCAGGTGGTATTGATATAGGTGTAGCAGCAGATGTAGCCATTGACATCGACTCTTCTACACTTGATATTGACGCCAGTAATGCTATTACTATTGATGGTACATCTACATTCTCCTTAGATGTCGCTGGAAATACTAATATAGATACATCTACAGGTACTATATCTTTGGGTACAGCTAATAGTGGTATCGCAGTAAATATTGGACACTCAACATCCGAAGTTACTATTGGTGATAATTTGACTGTAACAGGTGATGCAACAATTACAGGTGACTTGGATGTAAATGGTACACTTACAACGATTGATACCACTAATCTGAGAATAAAAGACCAATTTGTATTAGTAGCAAGTGGTTCAACTACAGGTGATGGTGGTATTATAGCAAACACAACCGCTGATGGTAGTGGTAGTGCTTTATTTTACGACCATTCTTCAGTAAGATGGGGATTAGCAAGGTCAGGTTCAGCAGGACATACACAAACTGCAGTAACTACACATCAATTTGTAGTTTCAGTTAGTGGTTCAGCAGTATCTCCTGGCACTACACCAAATGATTTTGGTACGAGTGATACGACAAGAATTGGTATGATGCACGTCAATACCGATAACGGAGAAATTTGGATTTATAGTTAGAAGAGGGTTATATGTCTGTAAAGGCTAAAAAAGTCAAGAGAGTCGTCGATGAGATGGCTAAACTTGAAAAAGGTGAAATTGAGTTTTTATTTGAAACTATCAAAGAAGCAAGAATTTTAGGTAAGTATTTACCTGTGGCGATGGGAGTAGTTACTAAATTGAAAAATCAATACAAACTACTTGATAGAAAAGAATACGTCATAAAAAAAGAAGAGGATGCTAAAGCAGCTCTTGAAAACGAAATTAAGAAAGCTCAACAAGAGACTTATAAAAAAATGAAACAAGTCGATGGAGAGCTTTACATTGAAGATGAATAACTTATTGGCCTGATGTGTGGCAACATTGGGAAGTGGGCTCAGATGAGTAACCAACCGTAAGGAGATAAAATAGATGCCAAATTGGAAAAAAGTCATAGTTTCGGGCAGTTCTGCTCATCTACACCACGTCACAATGAGTGGCGACATAAGTGGTTCATTAACTTCAACTGGTTCGTTTGGTCATATAAAAATACCTGATGATGGAAGAATTTCCATCGGTGATGGAAATGATTTACAACTATATCATAATGGTAGTCATAGTATTATTAGAGATCGTGGAACTGGCAATTTAATTTTAAGAACAGATGTATTTCAAGTTAAAAATTCTGATGATACTGAAACGATGGTACAAGCAAATGCAGATGGAAACGTATCATTATATCATAATAATAGTTCAAAATTTGTAACTACTAAAGGTGGTGTAAGTGTTACAGGACACATAACTGCAAGTGGAAATATAAGCAGTTCAGCGTCATCAACAGGTTCATTTGGACAGATAGAAGTCGGAGGTGGAACATTTACTTCCGCATCTTTGGCTGAGGGTGGAGTAGCGATAAAGGATGAAGGCACAACAATATTATCATCTGCTCAATCCATAAATTTTACAGGAGGTGCAGTATCAGCATCTGTAGATGGAACACAAACCAATGTTACAATAGAAGCATTAGCTACAGAAGTTTTTGAATTTGGTGTAGCGGTTGGAACAAGTATTTTTGGTATTGAATTGGTACAAGATTCCGATAACTCAACAATATTAGCTAGTAATTAAGGAATAAAACATGGCTCAACAACATAGCGCTCTAACGGGAGCAAACTTACATAATCCAAAAGGTATTGGAGTAGAAACCCATTCTACTTCATCACTTATTATAAGTCAGTCAGCAGGTGGTCACGTAGGTGCAGTAACTGCAAGTGCAAACATTGTACCAAGTTCGACTAATACCTATTCGTTAGGTAACGCTAATCTGATTTGGAAAGAAATATTTGTATCTACAGGCTCAATTAAATTTATGGATAATGGTGGGAATGTTGTCCAAGCAATTACAGCTGATTCCAATGGTATCAATATGGGTACAGGACGAATTAGTGGTTCTGCTACATCTACAGGTTCTTTTGGTAGACTTGAAGTTATCGGAAATGGTAATATAGATGGTAATCTAACATTAGGTGGTAATATCACGATTGGTGATGCAGATAGTGATTCGATTGCAATCAATGCAGACTTCACATCTAATTTGATACCAAATACAGACAATAATGTCGACATAGGTAGTGCATCAAAACAATGGAAAGATTTATATGTAAATGGAATCGGTTATATCGACCAACTTGGTACTGATGCCGATCCTGTAGCAGTTTTTGTCAGTAGTGGAGAATTAGACGGTGTTACTTTAGGAGGTGAATCACAAGTAACCATAACAGACGCTGACATGAACGGTGGAACCATCGATGGAGTAACAATAGGTGTTAGTTCAGCAACGACAGGTAACTTCACGAATGTTACGGGTTCAGTAGTATCGGCATCAACAGCCATATTTACAAATCTAAGTGGTTCCTCAGCAAATATTGATGGTGGTACTATTGATAGTATCACTTCACTAACAGCAGCAGGTAACTTAGATATAGGTGCACACGATTTGAGAGCAGCCACAATAACCGCTGACGGATTGACAAGTGGTAGAGTTGTATTCGCAGGAACTAATGGTGTGTTATCTGATGATTCGGATATGTCTTTTAGTGGTGATACATTGACTGTAACTAAGCTTGGAGCATTTGAAGCAGCTGGAGCTATAGATTTTTCTGACGAAAATATGACCAATGTTGATATCGATAGTGGAACTATTGATGGAACAGATGTTACGGTTGGTTCAGGTAAAACTCTTGACGTAAGTGGAGGTACACTCACATTAGCTAATGACCAAATAAGTGGTGATAAGATAAACGGAGGTACAATAGGTTCTGTTACGATATCACAATTAGCAGGTGCATTAGATGCTAACAATCAGAATATCACTAATATAAATGTTGATAGTGGAGCCATTGATGGTGTAACTTTAGGAACTAACTCAGCTATAACAGAAGCTCAAATTGATAGTATCAATATCAATGGTACAACGATAAAAGATTTTGCTACATTGAGTGGTTCAGCAGTATCTACAGGTTCAATCGGTAGATTAGAAACCACATCAGCAAATGCAGACTTGGGTGGTAAGATTCTTACTTTAGCAGGAGATTTGACTACACAAAATAATAACGTAATAATCAACGCAGCAGGTGCAGCAAGAACTCTAACACTAAATGAATCCCTAACCATAGGTGATGGAAATGATGGTACGATTACATTTAGTGGAGCATCAAAAACTCTTACTATTGAGAATACATCAGCTGTAAACCAAGATGTGACAAGTGACGCAGATGTAGCTTTCAACACTGTGGACTTAGCATCAAATATGACTATTGCAGGTAACTTGACAGCAGACCACGGTTCAAATAACTTTACAATCGCATCAACTAATGCGAGTGTCTTAGTTGAGGGAACAACATTTACAGGTAATGATGTAACAATACCTGGTAATCTTACTGTTCAAGGTTCACAAACCATAATTTCAAGTTCGGCATTAGATGTTGTAGATAAAAACATCACGGTGGCTAGTGGAAGTGGAACAAGTGCAACAGCGGATGGAGCAGGACTAACATTCGGTAAAGCATCAATCGCTCAATTTGTATACGACCACGCATCAACAAGTCTGTCTTCAAGTATAGCTTTCTCAGCACCATCACTAAATGTGGATACAATCACATTAGATGCAGCTGAAATAGATGCAACAGGAGCACTAACAATAGATGCAGGTGCAGATATAACCTTAGATGCTACAGGCGATGTCAACGTTCCCGCTAACATCGGAATGACATTTGGTAATGATGGTGAAAAGATTGAAGGTGATGGTACAGACTTGACTATAGCATCAAGTGCTAAACTAAATCTTACAGCAACTTCTGATGTTCACATTCCTAAAAATGTTGGTATAGTATTCGATGATAACGCTAGTGAGAAGATTGAATCAAACGATACTGACTTGACAATAAACTCAGGAGCTGACATAAACCTAACCGCTACAGGTGATGTAAACATACCATCAAACGTTGGTATCACTTTTGGTGACGACGCTGAAAAAATTGAAGGTGACGGCACCGACTTGAAAATCACAGGTAATAAGATAAAGTTAGAGAGTGCTGTAATAAGTGGTTCAGCAGTTTCGACAGGTTCATTTGGACAAATAGAAGTTGATGATAACACAGTAGTTGCTAACCTAAACGCAGATTTACTTGATGGACAAGAAGGTTCACATTACTTAGACTTTGGAAACTTTGTGATTGACAATGATGAGATTCCAATCGCTAAACTTGCACAAGACGCTGTAACCATAACCGCAGGAGACGGACTGAAAACAGGTGGTAGTGTAACTCTTGGTGGTAGTGTAACGTTAGATATTGATGTTAGTGACTTCGCAGGTACAGGTTTAGAAGATGCAGGTTCAGAAAATTTAGGAATTGAAGCAGCACAAACAGCAATAACCACAATAACAAACTCAAGTCTAAAAATAGGTGCGGCTACAAATGATGAGTACATAGACTTCGGAACTGATGCTATGATAAAGTTCGCAATCGATAATACTGAAGACTTTAGAATGGCAGATGGTGGTACATTCCACGCTAACGCTGATGTTATAGCATTCTCATCCACAGTCTCTTCTGATAAAAAGTTGAAGACTAATATTGAAGATATAAACTATGGATTAGCTGATGTTATCAAACTACAAGGTCGTAGATTTGATTGGATTAGAGAAGACAGAGGAAATGATATTGGTTTGATTGCACAAGAGGTACAAGAGGTAATACCTGAAGTTGTCAAAGAGGTTGATGGATTGAATGGTAGAGACCCATACCTAACTGTAGACTATGCAAAGTTGACTTCAGTTCTTATAGAGGCAGTCAAGGAATTGAAAGAAGAAATTGACGATATTAGAAAAAAGTGTGATTGTTTGAACGATTAGGTTTATAATTATTATTTAGTAACTAAAAAGGAAATGTTATGGCAGAAGAGTCTAAATTAGTAGACAAACTACAAGAAGACACAAATAAAATTACTTTTGAAAAAGAAGAGATGGATGCTTTGTCGCAAGTGCAAACAGACTATCTTGAGTGTCAAAATGCATTAGGGCAAATACAGGTTCAAAAAATCAATCTACAACAACAGATTGATAACTTATCAAAAAGTGAAAAAGAATACGTAGAAAAGTATCAAAAAACACAAGAAACTGAGAGAAATCTAGCTCAAAGTCTACAAGATAAGTATGGTGATGGTACTTTAGACCCACAAACAGGCGTTTTTACACCAAATTCTTAACAAAACCACATAAATATTCGTAGAATAGTAACTTAACGAAATTTTGTTTTATATTTATATATAAGATTTTTTTTCTTTATCACAAAAAACACATTTAGGAGAATTTCATGGCAGAAAGAATCGTAAGTCCAGGTGTATTTACACGTGAGAGAGACTTATCATTTCTTCCTCAAGGTATTGCAGAGATTGGAGCAGCAATAATCGGACCTACTAAAAAAGGTCCAGCTTTTGTACCAACTCTAATTAGCAATTTCCAAGAGTTTGAAGAGATGTTCGGCACTCTCGATAAACGTTTCTATACACCTTACACAGTACAACAATATTTACGTTCTGCAGGAACTGTAACAGTTGTTAGAGTTTTAGGCATAGGTGGATATACAGCTGATGCAGTAACAGTATTCGGTCACGTTTCAGGTTCAAGTAACTTGACATTACCAATAGTAACACTATTACCATCAAGGGGTGCAACTAATGGTACGGGTGACTTATCAGCATCTACTTTAGGTGCTTGGACATATTCAGGTGGTGCAACACTTACCCTTTCAGGTAGTAACGTATCAGGATATGCAAAAACAATAAATTTCAGCACGGCAAGTGCAAATTACTTCGATGAAGTATTTAGTGACGATCCACAAGTATCAACTGAGGGTTCAACCACTGTACCTGTTTACATCTATAAACATTATAAGGATTTAGCAGGCGCATATGGTTCAGGTTCCCAACAAGTTAGTGGTACAGGCGCAGTCGGTTGGTATAGTGCAAGTATCGCAGTGGGTAGTGTAAACTTCTCAGCAGGTGTAACCACATTTGGTAATACAGGCGTAGCAGATAGTTGGACAGGTAACAAAGATTACAATGTCGCAAGAACACCAATATTAAAATCACAAATGGTGTCGAATACAAGATATGACTTGTTTAGAGTTTATACACGTTCACATGGAACTGATATCAACTCAGAATACAAAGTCAATGTTCTGAATATCAAAGCAGCATCATCAATACCTGGTTCTGATTATGGTTCATTCTCACTACAAGTTAGGAAACACGCACCAAATAAGACAGAGGATAATCAGATTGTAGAACAATTTGATAATCTTACTTTCGATCCTGATTCAGTAAATTATTTTGCAAGAGTCATTGGTGATAGATTCGTAGAGATTGATTCAAATGGTAAGTTGACATATAAAGGTGATTATCCAAATCAAAGTATGCACATCAGAGTTGGTGATTACAACAACTTAGAGAACCTACCAAAAACATTGGTTCCAATGGGCTTCGGTAAACTATACATACCTGGTCCAAGTGCACCTACTGCATCTTTTGTAACTACACAAACAAATACAAATGGTGATTTTGATTCCAATATATTCTATGGATTCAACTTTGGAGCATCTAAGACAACAAACCTACAATACTTATCACCTATTTCACAGAACGCAGGTCAAGGTAGTAACGTAACTATGTCTCTTGAGAATCAATTAGGACACGCAGATGCAAGCGCATTAGGTTCAACATTCTCAGACGCAAGTGAAAATATCACTTTAGGATTGTCAGCAATCCAACAGAGAAAGTTTACTGTACCTTTCCAATGGGGATTTGATGGTGACAATCCTGCTAATCCAAAACTTGTCGACAACGATATTACAACAACAAATACACAAGGATTTGATTGTTCAAACGCAGAAGCAAGTGGTACAGTAGTTTATAAGAGAGCTATCAACTCAGTAAGTAATCCTGACGAATTTGATATCAATATGTTAGCAACGCCAGGTATTATCCACAGACTACATCCAAAAGTAACAAATCATGCAATATTGAAAGTTGAAGATAGAGCAGATTGTTTCTACGTAATGGATGGATTCGGTTGGGGTGATACTATCGCTACAGCAACAAGTGCAATAAGCACATTGGATACCAATTACGCAGCAACTTACTATCCGTGGGTAAAAATAGTTGACGGAAACACTAACAGACCAACATGGGTTCCACCATCAGTAGTATTACCAGGAGTAATCGCATTTACTGATAAAGTGGCTCACGAATGGTTCGCACCCGCAGGTTTGAATCGTGGTGGATTGACAACGGTATTAGAAGCTAAGACAAGATTGACTCACGCAGAACGTGATGACTTGTACGAAGAAAGAATCAATCCAATCGCTACATTCCCTGGACAAGGTGTGGTAGTGTTCGGACAAAAAACATTACAATCCAAACCATCCGCACTTGATAGAATCAATGTACGTAGATTGTTGATTGCATTGAAGAAGTTTATCGCATCATCTTCAAGGTTCTTAGTATTCGAACAGAATACAGTATCAACAAGAAACAGATTCTTGAATATTGTGAATCCATATCTTGAAAGTGTACAGGCTAATAGTGGTCTAAGTGCTTTCAGAGTGGTAATGGATGATACCAACAACACACCTGATGTTGTTGATAGAAATCGTTTGGTTGGTCAGATATTTATTCAGCCTACAAGAACCGCAGAGTTTATTGTATTAGACTTCGTTGTTCAACCAACGGGAGCATCTTTCCCTGAATAAGTTTGACTTATAATGGTTCATGAAAACCCTCACTTCGGTGGGGGTTTTTGTTTTAATATAAAACTTCTATAAAACTCATAAAAAAGAGGATATTGGAATTGAGTATTTTTTCTATAATGTGATATTTATTATTGTACAATTATGTTTATAGGAGACACTAAATGCCCGACATACTCGATACCAATGAAATATTTTTTACGCCGTTTGAGCCAAAACTCCGTAACAGATATGTCTTTTACATTGAGGGAATACCATCCTACTTAGTCAAAGCAGCTAATAGGCCACAAATTCAGTTTGAAGAAATAGTCCTCGACCATATCAACGTAAAAAGATATATCAAAGGTAAAGCACAATGGCAACCTATCGACATCACACTTTACGATCCTGTAGTTCCAAGTGGAGCACAAGCAGTTATAGAGTGGATTAGACTTTCTCATGAGTCAGTAACAGGTCGTGATGGATATTCAGATTTTTATAAGAAAGATGTAACTTTCAATATGTTAGGACCTGTTGGCGACATAGTTGAAGAGTGGACACTAAAAGGTTGTTACATCGAAAATGCTAATTTTGGAACATTAGACTATAGTGTTAGTGAAGCAGCAGACATTACGTTGACGCTTAAGTATGACTACGCTATATTACAATTCTAATTCTAAGGAGTAAACTATGAGTGAATGGATAGTAGCTAATTGGGAATATATTTTGGTAGTAATC